TCGGCCACATCCATCAAGTTTCCTTGCTCCAAGTTCTTATAGCTTCTCCAGAGGATATAACGAAGGTCATTATCCGATAACTTGAAATCAAGGCTAATACCGGCCTTTCTCAACATATCAAGAAAAGAGTCCTTGATCTTTTCCCATAACGAACGCTCGGCCTTGTTATCGAAACCACGTTCCGCTAATTCAGCGATGTATTCCTCTGTAGCCTCACGCAAGTTAAGAGGATTGCCTTTAGTCCGGTCAATAATATTTTTCCGGATATCCTCGTTGGCGTTCCGATACACGTTATCAAGGAAAGTATCGAAATCATCCCCGAATAGCTCACGTAACCCGTGATGCCCTACCACCTCATGGAGGAAAGTCCTTTGAGCGTCACCTACGGACGTGGAATTAGGTGATACTATGACTATCTCCCCGGTAGAAGTGTCATACCAGCCTTTGGAATCTCTCTTACGGGCCAACATATTCTCATCCGTATCGGTTATATCGTCCACGTCATGGATTACCCTGACAGGGGTATTAAGCTTGGCAGACCAATCGTTGATTGAGAATTCAATAGTTTCAGCCTTATTTAAATTAGCAGCGCCTTTCTCACCTATAGAACGAAAACGAACGCCATCAATTTCTGAGGCTTGCTTAACTGCCTCATTTCTCGATATCTCATCATCGGCTTTATAAGTGAATATTTTCAAACCCGCATCGTATATCGCCTTACGAATGTCACCATCTACGTTATCCGGGACTACAGCGGCAGCAAATTCCTCCAAATATACAGGACGTTCAAACTTAGTCTCGAAGTACATTGCCGGATATTCATTCCTTATGGCATCCACCATCTCATTCAGCGTCTTCACATCCTCATCAGAAAAATCTATCCCATATTCTTCCTTTATATATTTTTGAGGGTCTTTGCTTCGTGCCGCTTCCGCCAACCTGTATAGACCGTAGTCGTCATATCCTTTGGCATCCGGTTGCAATTTTTCTCCTAACTCATGAAATACCTTAGACCATTTATCCCTGAAAGCGTCAACGTCAGCATGATCCGTAGTCAGCTTCCCTTTATCCTTGCGTATATCTTTCAGTGAGCCTTTAGCATCCAGCAAACTCGCAGCGAAATTTTGGAACGACGCACCTATTCCGACAGACGCGCTTCTTCCTTGCTTCTTCATAAACTTGGATACGTTCTCCAAGGTGTTAGGAATGTACTTTCTTATACCGGAAGGAGTAAATCCGTTAAAAATAATTTCTTTTATCCCGTACCTTTCATTCAATTTATCGAGCCACTTGTTAAAATCGCCTCGCATTCCATTTTCTTCTATGAAATTCCATGAATCGCGCATTGTTCCGTGAGCATCAACCTTGTCGGAATTGCTTATGTCATCACGTACTGATTTCATGAAGCTTTCTACCGCAGAGTAATCAAATCCATACTTATCGATTCGTTCAAGATCCGTCTTACGTTTCTCGTAGAGGATTGATCTTGGATTCATTTTACCTATAGCTTCTTCAAGCTTGGCTCTACGAAGTTTTATCGCCTCATTGTAACCTTCCGTACTAAATCCTTTATATTCCATATAGGCATCTTTCAGACGGGACAATTGCTTGTCAGACAAACCACTCATGGAGAACGATCCATTTGTGGCATCTTCAACTTCGGTTCTTGTTTTCTCCGGATATGAAGGCTTTGTACGGGCTATTTCCGGAGCTTTACCTTGCTCATATAAATACATATAAGCAAGACTATCCTCGCCTCTTCCATCCATATAGCTGTCCATCCCACTTTTGGTTGTCGACCGCATTTCCTCTGGAAGTTTTTGCAAGTCTTTTGAAAATACGTCACTGCCTTTCCCTGAAAACTGCCTCTCTATAGTTGGATAAATGGGTGTCCATGCGTCTTGACTCCAAGTTCCAGCATTTTTTCCAGTACGTTTCTCAATCATGGAAGAGGGAAGTACAAGCGATATGGAACCATAGCCAGTATGCGATTGTCTGGATATGTCTATAACGGCCGCACTCGGATTGGCGAAGCCTCCTTGTCTCAATGCTTTTAGAAGTTTTTCCTCACTGATATTATGTAACCCAACCAAGGACTTTTCGCCATTCTTATCTTTTACTTCTCGGAAACGAATACCACTATCCGGCCTTATCTCCTCAAAAGTGGGCTTTACCCTTATAACATGTTCACCCTCCCCTCGCTTATTAACTAGTTTACCGTTCTCGTCTTTCACCAAGGTCAATGGATCGGTATAGTTAAACCGCCTTACGATCTCATAAACACCATCATCACCAATATTAGAAATCTCATAGATAGAGTTGTTTACCCTTGCCTCTTTCAATCCACTCTCCAGAAACGCTTTTATATGCTTCCGCTCTGCGGAGGTAATATAATCGTCTTTATCAACCAAGGACAACTTCTTCACTTTTCGAGGAAGAATTTCCTCCTCACGTTTTATGCCCTTATATTCGGAGAATGGTTTTGTTTTACGTTTAGAGGAATCGATCCATTTCTTGAACTCATCCAACGCTACCCCGGTAATGTTGCCTAACCCTTGCCAACCTTCCTCATAGTTTGACAAGTAAGCGGACCTAGCGTCTTCCAAGGAAGAGAATCCCATCATAACCTTATGCTCATCGAATGAGCCATCAGTATTCACCTGATCCACGACATACACCATGTCACTATTCATATCCGGACCTAGGAATACGTCTATATGATCACCATCCACACTTTCAGTGCCTCGAATGTAACCGTAAGTGTTGTTCATGGTAACAGACCACTCTTTTCCATTAGCGTCCTTACCGGAACGGACGGAACCGGCGGGCTGCTCTATGGTGACATCGAAACCGTTTATCTTTATATGGCCTTTCTTGTAATTGCCGGCCTCTTTCTGCGCCTCTGTTGGATTGGTATCAACCTTTAGCTCCTCATCGAACAATCTCTTGGCCTCCACTATTCGCTCGGCATAGTCCAATGGGGTCTCATTCTCCTTTGGAGAAGGAGCGACAAAAGGAACTAGTCCCCTTGATGAGCCTTCTTGTGTAGCTCCATCCGTGCGATCAATGTCGGGGCCAGCCGATTCTCTTCCCTCAACCTCTCCAGTTCCCCCGGTCTGATCAAGTTGTTCTCTTGGCAATACCTCGCCGCCTCCCTCGCGTAAGCCATCGCCTCCGCTTTCGTCATTTCCTTCAATGTTTTCATTTTCTATCGGTTTATTTTGCGCTAAGATAGCGTCTATTTCATTTTGTTCGTCAATTATGGCCTGTATTTCATCCGCGATTTGCGAATCAAGCTCGCCTCGCTCCTCATCAGTCAATTGTTTCTCCGAGAAATCACGTACCATGCTTTCCTCATACGCCTCGTATTCTTCCGGGGACATATGATAATTCTCCTCGCACCACTCAGCGTAAGCGTTGTACTCGGCCTGTCTCTCACGCTCAGCGATCGCCTCACGGTTCCTCTTGACATAATCGATCAAGTCTCCACGTGTATGAGCGGAAGACAAGACCTCTATGATAGCGTCCCTTCCGGCATTCGTATCGTTCTCATCGAAGAAGTTAGTGCCATTCTCCCTATCGGCAAGCTCCAATATCTCACCTGCCCTCTCTATATTAACACCGCCTTTCTCCGGAGAGGCGAACAATCCGAACATTCTTGCAGTCTCATTATTCCCGGCACCGGTCTCTTTCTTGTAACTGTCACGTGTCAATTTGATCGCCCCATTAGCCAGCATCATGGCCGCAAGCTCCTCTCCGCTCATAGGATCACCCATCACGGAGATCTCCTTTGCTATGACATCACCCGGCTTCTTGCTGGCCTCCTTGATATCATCATCAAGATTAGCCCAGAAATCAGCCTCGACCTTGATCGCCTCATATTCTTTTTGGGCTTTTATCAATGCGGCCTCGGCCTTATCCTCTTTTCCGATAGGGGCGTCATCGTATGCCTCTTGCGCCTTTTCCAAGGCATCGGACGCTTTTTTAAGGCTTTCATCGAAAGACTTTCTCGTCACCTCGATCTTCCTTGGCATCTTATCGCCATATTTATCATGGAGGAAATCCAAGGTCATATCCGTACCAGACGATACGAAATCTGGCGTACCATCTTCTCGCATGACCATGGAGGGATTCTCTACATTGCTAGGTTGTGCTATCTGATCAATGGCACCTTCCGTCTCAATCTCACTCGTTGGCTGGTTGATCGCATCTTCCACAGGAGGTGCAGAGGTTATCTCGGCATCAGCACTTGCTACATTATCATCCTCTGGCGACACCACATTAACTTGTTGAGCGTCATATATGGCATCTTGAAGATCAAGAATCTCATTCTCTGTTATAGGCATTGCTGGAGAAGAGCCATTCTTGGCTGTCACCTGCCCGGTTTCTCTATCATAAGCCGCAGGTTGAGCGATCCAATCACCGTTCTCATCTTGTCCTTGAAGGATAAACGCATTATCCCCGTTCCATACGATCAACCCCGGCTTGGGTAATTGCGTCTTGGGATTATGATTCATGGCCATATCAAGTTCGGACTGGCGAGTAACCAATAATTGTTGACGATAAGAGTTCCTTATTTGTTCCACGTCATTTTCCTCTATATCGCTCAAACTACTCATAGGAACCATACGATTATTTCCGTTATCCGAGATAATGACGTTATCCCCATTTATGCTCCTTATATAAACTTTCTTGTTCTCAAGTCCTTCCTTGAACGTAGCGGTAGATATGACTTGTCTCCCATTAGGACTTATCGATACATAGGGAATAATATTATCAGACATATAAGAATCCACTTCGTTATTAATATTTTCTATCGATTTATCTTCTACCCCTTTAATTTTCTGGGTGTTAATATAGAAATCATAAGCTAATTCTCTTGTCTCATTATCTACACCTTTAAGCATCTCATTTATTTGGTTCTCACTCGCTCCATTATCTATATACTGCTCCATTCTTATAGCCAAATTTGGATTTTTTTCTGTTAGAGCAGTCCTCGAAGCTTCCATTTGTAAGGATAAATCCCTAAGATCTCCCTTATCACTCATATTACGTCCTTGCTCAAAGGCATCGTCAATTATAGACTTAGTGAATTGAGGAGTAGTATTAACGCCTTGATCTGTTTTAGATGAATTAGTAGAAGGTTCTGGAGAAGACATTTTATTATACTTGTAATTATCATACTTATTCTTCCCATATCCGATCAAACCTATTGGAGCGCCACCAGCAACTCCATATCCGAAAGCCTCAAATACGCCATCAGATATATTTTTATCGGGATCAGCCCCAGTTACCTTGTCCGTAATATTCTCCGCAATCTGCGAAGCGGCCTCCGTGACACCTTCCCATACGGGTGCAAACAATAATCCCGCATCTTTATAAGCCTTGCCAAGTATATTCTCTATGGCTCCAGCTAGTTCTTTTTGAGCGACATCCTTTCCCTTTGAGTTATATACGCCTTTAAGCCATTTAACCGCCGGACCCAATGAAAGTTTCTCGGATAATAATTCAAAAGCGGATGTAGATATGGCATTGACCCTCTTTGCCAATTCTGGCATATCCGGATTTGACTCATCGAGTTGATCCAGCTTATCCGAATATACGGAGGCTCCCATCAAACCGGCCGCGCTAGTTCCACCTGTAGCCATAGCCGCAGCTATTTGTGGAATGATCATAGAACCTCCTTCCATGAACAAGTTGCTAATTGATCCGGCGTAATCACCTTCTTTCCATAGATCCGTGAAACTCTTCTCTTTGTGCCTATCACCCTTATCCATGAGTTTTTGACCAGCCTCCTTAAGCAATTTAGCAGAGTCACCAAACATTCCTCCATAAGTACCAAGGCCCATATTAGAGACATCTTTTGTCGCCTTATCCAAGAAACCGAATCCTCCACCTAAAAGATTCAATCCTTGGCCTCCGGTACGCTGAATGAAATCCGCAACCCAACTATTCATGAAAGAAGAATCCTTCTCATACTCCGTAGGAGGTGGAGGAGTCGCAGTCTCAATCTTTCCTTTTTTACGCAAGGACTCAAAATTATAATCAGGTGAGTTCGTCCACGGATTAACGTATTCCGATTGATCCTTCATAGGCACGTCAGCCTCTTGTCTTAAAGCGATAGGAGCAGGATTAGCTCTTGACTGAGAAACGTAATCTTTCCTTTCAACGGGCAAATACCCTAGGGCACTCTCAAATTTGGAGAAATCGCCTATCTCAGAGAAATAATCATCCTGCATCAGATGATCATAAACCAATTTTCTTTTCCCAGAATCTTTCATTTTCCCCTCAAAGTTTGAGAAATCACCAAGACCAGTATAGCCCCGGCTTATCATCGTATCATATAAATGTTTTATGTTAGAGTCCATGAATCCACTTGTATTTTTCGTTTACACTTTCTTTTGCATCATCATTCAGATTGATATTCTTATAACTATCAGAACGATCCTCAAGCATGCCTTTCAGCATTGGATACAGTTCCGGGAAATCAGCTAGCCGTCTACCAACTATCGCTCTCGCTTTGCTTATCTGATCACCGCCCTCACCCATCACAAGTTTAATATCATCTATATCTGATAATTTTAGATTCTCTTTTTCTTCCTTGGTCAAGGAAGAGTCTTGCTCAATTTCTTTATTTTTTTTAGCAATCAAATCCTTCATGGCTTGATAGGCCGCTGTAACAAATCCGTCCACCTTATCTCTAGGTATACGAAACTCTTCATTATCTCGACCAAACAGTACAATATCCTTCGCTCCTCCAGAACCACCAGATCTTATGTTAGCGACCTTTATCTGGTTCGCTCGGTTCGCCGCCTCTTCCTTGGATCGGTTCTCTGCCTTGAATTGCTCCGTAGCCATTCTGTTCGCTTGCCTGTACGCCTCCAATGTCATTGCGTTAGCTTGCTTTTGATCGATCTCGCCCTTCCTTATCCTAGCGTCAATATCCTTCAAGGCCAGCTTCAAACGATAATCCCTCTGCGCCTTTTGCCTAGCCGACTCCAGATCACGTTGATAGGCTATCTCACCCATCTTGGCGTTCGTGAGCAACGTATCGTATTTCCTCTTCAAGGCGTTTCTCCTTTCCGTTATCTCACGTTGCCTAGCGTCAAGGGGAGCGAGATTGTTCACGACCACGGGACTCGATCCCTTGGCCGTCCCCACCATTCCAGCTATGTTGCTTATCAGGTCGCTTATCCCCGTTATGGCACGGCTCGCCCGGTCGTTCCTCTCACGTCTCGCCCTTTGCTCGCCCGTCTCGTACTCGGGATCGCTCGTACGCATCATCTCGATAATCTCCTCCGTGGAGTAAGGATCACGCTTACCCGCCTTGATCGCCTCGCTTTGTATGTTCCAATATCCTTGCGGGGTTATCTCACCCGTGTTAATGGCTTGCTCAGCTGTCATATCCGCGAACTTGTCATACATGGACAACGGGGTTGCCTCTGGTTTCACCGGCGCTTGCGTTAAAGATGGGGCCTGCAACGGGGCGGTCCCCACATCCGGTATAGCCGTTCCCACCGTACCGGGAACAGGTGCCGGAGATTGTACTTGAGGCTGTGGTTGCGCCACGGGCTGGGATACAGGTACCTGTGCCGGCACGCTCGCACCGGACGTAGCTTGAGGAGCCACGGCTTGTGCGTTTCTCCTCCTCTCTTCCTCTACTAAATCTATTCTTCCAGCCATATCACTTCACTCCCGCCCATTTACCAAGTTTTGTGCTCCTTAAAACGCCATCGCCAAAAGCGTCTCCAAGACCTCCAGCCGCCGTAGCCAATCCCGCCGCTTGCGTGGCTACGTTCGCCGCCTTTTTAGAGTTTAAATCCATCTCCGCTTGGTTGAATGCGGTCTGCTGGTTTACATAATTGTTACGCACACCCTCCTTATAAGCCTCGGCTTGGCCTACGATATCGCTAGTCACGTCCCCCAAGACCTCGTTGGCCGCTTGTTTCTGCAAGGCCACGGACTCATCGGATGCGCCCGCAACGGCGGCGGCACCCTCCGCCCTCCTGTATCTCTCGTCAAGGATTCGCCGTGCGTTGTTAAGGGCGGCTTGAGCGTCCGCCCTTTGGGTGAAATCCGAGTTATACTCCCTGTCATACCAATTTTGGGAATCCTGCCTCATGTCATTCAGTATCCCCATATTTTTCTTGTAAGCCTTACGTCCGGCTATCCCGGCTCCTATGGCCCCACCTATGCCAGCCAGACCACCCACTACACTACCTATTATTCCCATAAAATGATTTTTATCGTTATGCCTCAAAATTAGACGTGTAGCTTTGCCCCATAACAATAAAAATCGACTTTCAGATAAACTATTAAATACTAGTTCAGTATGGCACGACCAAAGAACGACGGGAGAGGAAGGCTAGGAGGAAGGGCCAAAGGCACTCCAAACAAGAAGACGGGAGAGATAAGGACTTTCATCTCGGAGCTGTTGACATCCAACAGAGAAGAGATCAAGAAAGCCTTCGAGGAGCTGGAGCCAAAAGATAAGGTAGCGGCTTTCACCCAGCTAGTCAAATACATCGTCCCATCCTTGCAATCCGTGGATATAGACGCTGTAGTGGACAAGAAAAGAGACTCCGTGGAAGATAAGTTAAGAGACTTATCCGAAGATGACACGGAATAATAAATGCTAATCCGTACTTTAAGCCGTCCTTTCTTCTTCGATTGGACGGCTTTGTTTATATTTGCGGGTGTTAATCATTTATATCATGAACGAAGAGCTTAAACAACTTTTAGAGTGGTTTGATAACTACGAGATCACATTTAACGAAATCAGACTAAGCCCGTGTCAATACATATT